ATTTGGATCGCCGGGGACGTGGGTTGTCTGCTCAAAGCGAAGCCGCTTCCGCAGATCCGCGATCACACGCTGTCCGTCATCAGTGCCGAACGTGCGGCGATACGCCAGTTTCAGTGCCTCAATTTCTGTCATCGAACCGCCTTGATAAGGGGCGCAACACTACCCGCAGCTTCCGCCGTCTGCATCGCTTGTTGCATCTGAGCTTGCTGGGCCTGCGCCTCAGCTTGTTGCCGACGAAGGTCCGCTACCTGATCGTCGCTGCGGAGAACCGTGGCCGGGATACCTGTCGTCTCAGCGATGTAGCGCACCAGACCATCCGGGTCGATGAAGTCCGTCACCGGGGCAACCTGACCAACTTGCAGCATCACCTCCATGCCACGCATCACGGACTGCAAGTCGGTTAGCTTCTGCGCCTTGGCAAGGGGCGACACATACTCGATGTCGATGTCCTGACCCTGCAACTCTTCCGGCGCGGGCGGCAACAGGTTCTGACGCAGCATCAGCGCGAAGACCCGCGCAATCACCGGCTGCAATAGTTCCGCCTGCAAGCGGCCCAGCACAGGCCCGAGCAGACGCATCTTCTCTTCATTCCGCTGGAGAACCTCCGTCGCCGTCATCGCAGGCCCGGTCGAAAGCAAGAGCTGATCGACATAGAACGCCTGCCGGATCGCGGCCCGACGCTGTTCTTCCATGTTCAGCCCGAGCGCATTGTTCGCGCCGATGTTCAGCGGCTCCATCCGATCCCGCGTGCCAGCCCGATAGAAGTTCAGCGAACCCGGCGTCGTCCTGATCGGCAGGATGAACCCGTCATCCGGCACCATCAGCGGCGGGTCGATCTGCTTCTGCGCAGCACGGATCGTCACCTCCGACATCTTGTTGACCATCTTCACGTCAGGCAGCGCCGTCATCGCCGGTGAACGCCCGTAGGTCGATACGCTATCCTTCACGAAACGCGGCACCTGAAACGGGAACTCGTCATACCCGCCCTCGCTCAAGAGCGCCTTCGTGGCCGCATGGTAGTAGATCGAGGCAAACGGCTTGTTGCGCGCCGAACGACCAGTCCGCCCCTCACGCGGGACCACAACATGGATGATCTCATGCTCGTTATACGGGTCGTTCTTCAAATCCTTCGCCATCGCCTGCGGCAAGTTGTCCTCGCCGAACCGCATCGCCGCAGCCCGCGCCGACATCTTGAACCGCCGATAGACTGTATCAACCCGCCCCTCGGCATCCTCGGAGATGCAGATCTCGGCGATGTGCCTGCATGAGAAACGCACGCCAACCTGTTGATCTTCCTCGCAATACAGCGCGCCCGTGCCGAACACGACCAGATCGTAGTAAAGCTCGTGGATCTCCTGCTGGAAATTCGAACGGTTGAACGCCTTGTAGAGTTGGTCCTGACAGGCCAGCAGCCACTCGTTCGCCAGATCGTCGGATTGCAGCGCGCGGTTGCGATACTGCAACGAGAACCAAGGCGTACTCGGGCTGGTCAGCATCCCATGCAGCGAAGACGCAAGCAGCTCGACCGCGTGGATCGCCGTGCCGTCAAAGATCAATTCCGTCCGCTTGTCGCCCTCGGTGCGCTTCTTCGTGATGTCCGCCTTGCGAGGCAGCATGTAGTCAGCCAGTTCCTGCCAATGGCTCTCCCAGTTCGACCGCTGCGTGCGCAGTGTCTGATACCGCCGATCCAGCTTCGCAACGATCTCGGGAACCACCATCTCACACCTTCCTTGTCATCAGACTGCCCGGCTTCAAGCCAGCCAGCACACCGCCATGCGTACGGCCCGCCATCCGTTGCTGCATCCGTTCAAGCGGGTCCACCGTCATCGTCATCTTCGCAGGCTGGATCGAGATCTTGCCCATCTTGCCAGCGATGTTCGACGGCTCACGCTTCATGTCAGCCACCCAGCAAAGACCGGCGGCGGGTCGTTTTGCCCTCTTCCTCAGCAGGCGTCAGAAGACCACCGGGGGTGGTCAGGATCGTCGCGCGCCGCCCTTTCAGCAATGCGTCAGCAGCCTCTTGCTCGGCCTGCGTCTTGGCGATGACCGCCGCTCGCTCCGCCCGCGCACCAGCCGCCGTGCCGACATCCATCGCAGGAGTGCCGCGATCACGCTCGGCAGCAGCACGTTCAGCCGGGTCCATGACCAGATCTTCGACACGCTCTTCAAGCTCCTCCTGCGCCTCTTCGACGGGGGTCTGCGGTGTCGGCTTGTTCTCGATAACAGGCTCGGGACGAGGGCCGGTCTCGACGGGTTTCTCAGGCTGGGTGGCGGGCTGCTCGTTGTCCCTGCTCCTGTTCGAGGTGGCCTCCCTCGCCGCCGCAAGAGCCTGCTGCTGACGGGATTCGAGCGTGGCGTAATATTCCGTGGTCTTCGGCTTCACACCGATGTCCATCAGGAACGTGTCCGTCGCACGCTCGACAAACGGCTTGTCGCTGGGCTGATTCTGCAATCCCGTGGCGGCACGTTGCAACTCGCGCTGAGTCCGGCCACCCTTGGTAACAGTGTCGGGGGATGCTACCTGTGTGCTCGTCCTCCCGCCGCCGCCACCAGACGAAGCAGCAGCAGAACCGCCGCCACCACCGCCGCCACCACCGCCGGTGAAGCTCTCAACCACACGGTCGCAGAACATACCCATCAGACATTCCTCCTGTAGATCCCGCCATCATGGGCAAAGCCTAGGCGGCGCAACATCCTTCCCGTCCTCTCTACCATAATCCCGGACGAAACCCCAACAGATACTTGACAGCAGCCCATTTCCCTGCCCCACGCCTCATACGCGCGCAGCAGCCCACGACCCAGCAACATCCCGCGCCGGTCCGGCTTGACATAGAACACCACGTCGAAACCGAACAACTCCCGCGAAAACCAGTTCTCGGCGCACGCAACCAGCAACACACCAGCCACCTCGCCGCCGACCTCCCCGACAAAACCTGTCAGGTTCCACAACCCGGCGCAGTGACTGTCTACCTGCCGCTCAATCTTGTCCCAGCACAACTCAACACGCGAATACACACCCTCACGGTGCAGATCCCGCAACATGCCCAAGACAACCGGGCGATCTGTAGCCTCAAAGCGACGTATCATGCCGCGAACGGATCATAGTCCATGATCGCCTTCTGCTGGGGAACCTTGCCCGCACCGCCACCCTCTCTCAAACCCACCGCCAGATACCGAAACGCATCCGCCGCATGGCTCGACCAGTCATGTACCGGGCTGGCACGGAAGCTGCGCGTCCGCTCGTTGTACGCCCGGTGATACTGCCGCAACGCCTCCAGCCCCGCCTTGCACGCCTCTCGATCCACCCAGATCCGAGGCAACAGCATCTGCGCCGCGTGTATCCCGTCCTCCAACGGCAGATTGGGCACCACGCGGAAGTTCAAGCCCAAGTCCCACGCAACCTCGCGCCGACTCTTCCCAGACCCCAGCTCACGAACCTCGATGTCATGCGGCGCATTGTGCGTCCCGTAGAGATACCGCCGCTCCGTCAGCACCTTGCAGTAATGCGGCAGCCCCTCGCCACGGGCCTCATAGAAATCAATCACATGCAGCGAACGGCCCACGCTCTGCGTAAACCAGATCGCCGTGCTGTCGCCGACGCCCAGATCCCACCATGTATCAACCCGGAAGCTCGGGTCATACGGAACCTTCGTCACGCGACCAGACGCCGTCAGCGTCTCCAACTCCTTGCCGTAGATCGCACCCGGTATGTTCGCCGCCCACGAGCACTCGAACTCCTGCGCATACTGGTCCGGCGTCATCATCCGACGCGCAGCCTCCAGTTCCTCCTCCGGCAAGATCCCCGTCTCGCTCGCCCGGTAAACCGCCGCCAGCCAGTCCTCGTCCCCCGTCGCCTGCTCATACAGGTCGTAGAACATGTTCTGCCCCTTCGGCGTGCCGACGAAAATGCACCAACCGCCGCGATCCGACAAAGCAGGCCGGATGACCTCGGGGAACACACTCTCCGGCATGTCCGCCACCTCGTCCATCACGCAGCCGTCGAGATAGATACCACGCAAGCTATCCGGGTTCTCGGCACCCAGCAGGCTGATTCTGGCCCCGTTCGGCAAATCACAGCGCAACTCCGTCTCGTGGAACTTCACACCCGGCACCGCACCCGCGAACTGCTTGAGATAGTCCCACGCCACGTTCTTCGCCTGCCGATACGTCGGGGCCATATACGCAAACCGGGGATTGCTCTTGGCGCACATGAACGCATCGCGCAGAATGTGGTTGATCGCCCACACCGTCTTGCCGAACCGCCGATGACAAACAACCACGCCCCAGCGCCGCTTCGCCATCTCGTTGTGCAGCCGCAACTGCAACGGACGCGGAGCATACGGGATCACAACCTGCATCAGTGAATCACCCGGTTGACCACCTTCATCACGCCCATCTGCTCCAGAAGCGTCTCGTAGATGTCCAAGATGAGCAGCGCAATCTCCAGCGCCTCGTCGAAATCATCGCGCTCAATGGCGTCCTCAAGATCGCCCTGCATCGCCTGCAACTGCTCGCTCAAGCTCACTCCGCAGCCCTTACCTCAACCTCGCCACCAGCCCAGCTGATCGTCATAGCCTGATGCTGCGGCTTGTCACTCTGACGATCCCGTATCCCATTGGGCGACAGAACGCCCTTCGTCCAGCGGATCGTGTCAATCTCCAGCTTGCGACGCTGCATCTCAGCATTGAGCCATCGCGCATCCATCGGCTTGCCATCCGCATCATGCGTCGGCAACGGAGCACTCGCCAGCATCGTAGCGCGGTCTGCAAGATACTCAGCCTGCCGAACACGCCCGTGCCGGTAGATCTCGTACATCTCCTCGCTCGAGCCAACCGCACGCATCACCGTGCTGTAGTCCGGCATCTCAGGCTCGCCGAGAATCTCAAGCAAGTTGCGACCAATCGCCATCTCATCCGAGATGTAGCGCATCAACTGCACCGTCATCCGCACGCCCTTGCGAGGACGCATCGCAGGCAGCGAATAATCGGGACCAGCAGCCTTGCCTTGCGAAACACGCTTTGTGGGCATGGGGCACCTCCTGCGAGCAAGATAGGGGAAGTCGGGTCGCAATGGAAGCGGGACGGGACAGGCTGTGAGGCAGACACTCTCCCACGAGGGTATATTACGCAGCTACAGCCGCACGGGTGTTTGGCGGGGGGTGGGGGTGGCGGGGTGCCGAAAATCGGGGCCGATCCGCGCTGGAATCCGATAACGTACATTATGTTACGTCCGGCCCTAGCAATAACAATGGGTTACGCGATATGCGGGCAGCGCATGGCCGTAGAGGTAGCCGGATACCGCAGATGACGGGCGAGCAATGCAGGCAGTGCATCGGTCCGGGCGTCGCGCGCGGAAGGGTAGCGGTTGTGTGTTGTGCCGGACGCCATTCCCCCGCCCCTGCGACTTCATCTCCCCTGCATCTCCCGTTCATCTCCCCTTCATCTCCTAGCCATCCCCCATCCCTGCGCCGCTTCCCCAGCATCCCGTCGCCGTCGCTCGCCAGCCCATCCCGCAACAACCTGGCATCACGCAATGTTTCAGCCGCTGTAACAATTCGTGATCGGCCCTGCCTTTCGACATACCTTGACACCTACTGTCACAGATTGCATGTCTAGGACCGAGGCCACAACGGCCCACACACAACGCACGCGCAAGGAAGGAAAGAGCATGGGAACGCTGGTATGCTGGAGCGCAGACAAGGCAAACAAACTCGCCGAAAGGCTTATGGCGCAAGGCAAGATTGTTATCATGTCCCGAATGCTTCGCGGCGGCGATTGGGCCTACAGCGTCAAATTCACACAATAACGCCCGGGGGCTTCGGCCCCCACCACCACACACCACACACAGGAGACACACAATGCACCTCGCTACAGAAGCCCGCGCAATCGCCACGCAAGCGCTCAAAGACGCCAACGGCGACCACGACATCGCCCGCGACTACATCCACGAACTCTGCGATGGACACTCCGTCGCCATCTACTACGGCCAAGCGATCCAGTTTTGCGCGGAGCAGGATACCGGCGACGGCGAGGCATGGCTTGAGGATTGCGGCGGGATCGCCCAGCCCGGAGATAGCTTCGGCACCATCGCTTGCCGGATCGCCTTTGCAACTCTGCTAGTCGCGGCGGAACGCGCGCTCCACGAATTGCAAGAAGACGCCGAAGAAGCGGCATAACCGACGCACACAGGAGACACACGCCATGCACACGCAGCACTACGCAATCTTCGCCAACGGCACCTATTGGGGGAAATGGCCCGGAGAAAGCATAGCCGAGGCAATGAAATCCGCCGTTGAGGATGTAGGGACTGGTGATATCGGCACTGACGGCCTGACCGCAATTCCTGTTTCTGCCGTCGAATCGTCCGCCTTAGACGAATGGGCCGAATCCGGTTCTCCCGCCGGTCAATTCCCTCTCACCGCCTAGAAGGAGACACACACAATGTTCAGCGCAAGACAAATCGCGTTAGCCAATGCTGAATCGCGCGTTGGTGCTTGGTCAGATTACGTATACCGTGCCGAGGTCGCGAAAGACTTTAAGCGATACGAATACGGCCAGCTTCGTCTTGCCAACGCGAGGGCGCGCCTCAAAAGATTGCTGAAGCCATAACAACCACTGCCGACATAGCCACCACACATAGGAGCCACACCATGCACCACGTCCACGATGCCATCGAAGCCGCTCTGTTCCTGCTCTTCTGCGTGATCGTCTTCGGCGTGATCTACCCGCTCTGACGCACCACCTCACCACGCTCGCTGAGAGGGGCCGCTGAGGCCCCTCTTCCATTCCCGCACCCACCCTAGCGGACCACCCCGACCCCTGCCTGCTCCGGCGCTCCTAGCGCCTCTGAGAGGCATCGTATCCCAAGGCCCTCGCCTCATCCGCCCGGATGTCGCCCGGCTCCACCCTCTTGAGCCTCGCCAGCACCTCGACGTGGTGCTCGAACTCTGCCGCGAACATCGGCTCCACCAGCGCCTTTCTGGTATCCTCCACCCCCAAATTGAAACCGCGCCACCGCGCTTCCCGCAGCGATCCGATCACGCCCCGATCGATCAATGCCCTTGTGGTCTCCGGCGTATTGCTGCTTGGGAATGGCGTCCGATGCTCGGCGTACCACTGCGCCGCCAATTCGATGACGTTCTCCACCGCATTGCCAATCGCCGCACGATTTCCCGCAATGCTTTTC